ATGGCTGAGAGAGAGACTACCGAACTACGCTGGTTCGATAAATACCCAAGCTGCCTGATGTGTTCGAAGAGGGCGGATGGCGTTCTCTACGGGACGCAGAACCAATCATATGGGGCGCACTGCCAGCGCTGCGCAGATAAGCGCCTCAAGGCCTCCGAAGCGGCTCGCAAGGAAGTGATGACCACCCCTCTCAACCCATCGATCCGGGGGAGGGCGTGAATGTGGCTATACGTCCCCGGAACATCCTTTCCCTCTGTGCCGGCGTCGGAGGACTCGAACTCGGCATCCAGCTTGCTCTCCTCTGTCGGGGAGAGACTGGCCGAGGCGTCTGCTACGTGGAGAGGGAGTGCGCAGCAGCCGCAAGCCTGGTCGCGTCGATGGAAGCGGGGTGGTTTCATCCGGCTCCTGTCTGGAGCGATATGCTCACCTTCGACGCTCGACCATGGCGTGGCGCAGTTCATATCCTCGCTTCGGGAGACCCCTGCCAGGAGAACAGCGTCGCCGGCAAGCGCGCCGGATCAGCCGGGAAGCGGTTCCTCGCTCCCGAGGTTGTCCGCATTGCCGACGAGTGCCGGCCTGATCTTATCTTCCGCGAGAACGTTCCGGGGAACGCAGACGGACAACTCGACGCCCTCGCCCCGGCACTGGAGCGACTGGGCTACCGGGTTGCGGCAGGAATATTCAGCTCGGCCGAAACTGGCAATACCATGCGACGCGAGCGGCTTTTCATCCTGGCCGAGCGCGAAGGTGGCGAGCGGGCAGTGGGAGCGCGACCGGAATGGCAACGTCTATCCGACACTGGAGGGCGCTGCGGCCGAATGGATGGCCCCTGTGGCGGACGACACGGGAACGCGGACGAAGCGCTACGGGCAAGGCGGGATGGCGCTGTCAATGCAAGCGGCGAACTGGGCCGGCCCAGCAGCACAGAACCACAAGGGCAGCAGCCAGGGCAGCATGATCCGGCAGGACGGCAAATCAAGAGCCGACATCCTCAGCTATCAGGCGGAACAGTTCTTCGACCCGCCGTCATCCCCGGACCATCTGACACTTGCAGGTGGCTCGATGTCCTCGACCGCTGGCCCGAACTCCAACCAGCCCTCAGTGAAGAGGAAGCTCAATCCCATCTTCGTCGAGGCATTGATGCGATGGCCAACCGGATTGAGCGGCTTCGAGCGACAGGAAACGGCGTGGACCCGGTGGCTGCATGCACAGCTTTCTTATCTCTCAGCGCTCTACTCGCCGAGCAAGGCCGGCGATCAACTGGAGATGTTCTGATGGGCATGGCGACAGAATGGCTCAGCCCAAATCGGAGCGCCGCCGCATGATCGCCTTCCTCCGCCGCCTCTTCCTCTGCTCAAAGTGTGGGAGGCTTATGTTTACGAACCCTGATTGCTGCTGGAGATGGAGTGGGGAAGATGAGGAGCGGGAGCCATGAGCCAGGATATGACCCAGACACCAGCGGCGGATATCGTCGAGCGAATGAGGGAGGCTGCAACCGGTTTACAGTTTGGGGCACGAGAGGCTGTGTTGAACGCCGCCACCGAGATCGAAGCCCTCCGCGCTAGCGAGGCTGCACTAATTCACGACCTTGAGCGACAGATATCCATCGCGAACACCGAGTGCCAACGTGCCGAGGAGTTGCAGCGCAAACTCGATGAGGTAGGCGGATGGCAACCGATTGAGACCGCGCCGACCGGTATTGCAATAGATATTTGGTACGCGCCCGGACAACTCACTCCTTGTCGAATTCCTAACAGCCATCGGAGCGATGAAGGGCTTTGGTATGACGATCAAAGCAACAGGATAATGCATCCCGACTCGATCACGCATTGGATGATGCCGCCACACACTCCCACGAAGGCGCTGCCGGCAGATGTAACAGATAACAAAGCGGGCGGACTATGGTATCGCCGCTGGTATAAGTCGCAAAAAGCATTAGCGATTGTCTTAGCTGCCCTTGAACGAATTCTTAAGAATGACACAAGCTCAGCCGCAAATCATGTAGCTCGAAATGCCCTCGCCTCCATCCGTGGGGAGACTGACTGATGACCACTAACCCCACAGCGCCCCAGGGCGGGGGCGAGAAGCTGGCGCCGTGTCCTCTATGCGGGAGTAGAGCCGAACTTTGGAAGGCTCACCCTGATAGACCGGCGCGCAAAGCATGGATCGCCTGCATCGGCCGCTGCTGCATCATGACGCGCGAATACATGACCGACGCCGAGGCCATCGCCGCATGGAACACCCGCGCCACCCCCGACCACGCGGCTGTGCGAAACGAGGCGCTGGAGGAGGCGGCGAAGGCCTGCGAGCAGCAGCGGGACGATTTCCTGTCTCCAGAATACGCAACGGGACAGCCGCTATCATCCATTCAAGAGCGGTTTGCCTGCGATCAATGCGCCACCGCCATCCGCGCCCTCCAGCAGAAAGGCCCGTCCAATGGCTGAGCAAGAGATGCTGACGGTGACAGAGGCGGATTATTCCGCGGCCGAAAATGCTGTGTCCGCCGCGAACATTGTTTCCCACGATGGTTATTACGAAGTCGATACAGACAAGGCTGCGCAAGCCTTCGCCCGCCACCGCCTTGCCACCGTGGCTGCCACAATTGCAAGGCTGGAAGCCGGCCAAGCAGTGATGGGTGTAGAATGGCTCTCGACGCGCACGCTCGACAGATATGAAGGGCGCATCCGGGATCTGGAAGCCGCCACCAAGGCCGCCGATGATCGGGTGAGGGTGCTAGAGGAAGCGCTTGTTGAAGCATCGATCCCGCTGGAAGCTATGATTTTATGCGGCCAGCCTTCCATGGTATCCGACGAAATGTGGGCCGGCATCATCAATGGCGTCCAGCATGCTCGCGCCGCTCTCGCAGAGGCGGGAGGCCGGGGTGGGTGAGATCAAATACGAGATATGGCCACCGCATCAGAAAGGCGGTCAGCATGTAGGACCGGGGCCGCAAGGCGTTCGCGGGGTTCACTTCATCGACGGCCATCCGAGCGGGATTGAGGCCTGTTGCGGCATCCATCGCAGCCAGCACAAGAACAGGCGGGCAGTGGAAGAGATGATCGAATGGGCGCTGACCAATGCTTGACCCGCCGCCCGTTCATCGCCTCCCGCGATTTCTGGATGGGCGGCTGGTCAACGCTGCTCGTGCTCGCACTGATCGTTGGGGCGGTGTCGACGATCGCGGAGTGGTGGGGTTAGCAGCTACCGGGTGGCATTCGCCTGATCCGTCATCCCGATCGCCCAATCATGCCCCGCAGAAAGCCGCGCGGTATTGGTCGCGCAGATCAGGGCATCGGATCGCGCAAGAAGGACGGAATCTCCACCGGGTCCGTCAAGGCTCGGGGCGCCTCCAGCGCCGGGCAGCGCGGCGTCGCCGGATAGACCGGGATCGGCTGCGGCGGCGGGGAGCCGCATGACGCGAGCAGCATAGTCAGCGCGGCCAGCATCGGCCCTGCGGTCAGCTTCATCGTTCAGTCTCCGGTTTTCCGTCTGGATGCTGGCGATTTCCATCTGCCAGGCAGCATCCGCGCTCGCCTGCACGGCCTTGAAATTCGCGATATCCGTTTCGTGCAGCGCCTTCTCCACACGCAGATCCTTGCGCGCGTCCGCCAGCTTTCCACGCGTCAGCGCCAGCGCTGCCGAGAGAGCGGCGATGACGATCAGCGCGGTGATGCCGAGCTGCGGGGCAAAGCGGGCGATCCGACCGATCATAGCCCCTTGAGGCAAAGCCTGCGCTCATCCTCCCTCCGGTTGACCAGCCCCTGAATGCGCCGCCCTCCGGCATTGACCCACATGCGGAAGGCATCGCAGCCGCCCCGCCAGTCGCCCGCGTTGAAGCGCCGCGCCACGGTCGACCGGGCAAAGGCCACTTCACCGATATTATAGGTGAGTGAGATGGCTGCGGCGAACTGGTTGGGCCGATCGCCCAGCGCGGGCACCGCTTTCAGCACCGCCGGGGCATAGTCCAGTTCCAGCGTCCGCCGCAGCATCGCGGCGCATTCGCCGGGCGTGTAGCGGCGCATCGTGACCCGCGTTTCGCCAGTGCAGACGGTGTTGATCCCGACGATATCCTTATAGGGGTCGAGGCGCGTGCCCTCCCATTTCTGGATAACGGGGGTCGCGATCAGCAGAGCGGCGGTGAGGCCGGCGCCGCTGATCGCCGTCGCGGCTATCTTGAGGTTGCTCATCACGTCCTCCCTGTCCAGCGTTTGACCGTCTCCGTTTCCCAGATGCGCAGGCCCGTCCAGACGATGGAGAGCAGCGCGGCAATGGCTGGCAGCATGTCGGTGATCGTTCCCAGCACGGTTGCGACGGAGGCAGCATCGATCAGATGCTTGGGGTTGAAATCATGGCCGTTCATCACGAGGCCCCCGCCGTCGCGAATGCTGTAAAGCGATGGTTGTCAGACCCGATATCGTCCTCACGTTCCGCCAGCCCCCAATAATGCCACGCATTGTCCGACGCCCATGACGTGAGAAGATTGCCACCACGGTTGAAGAAGAATTGCTCCCCGCCGATACGCAGCTTCATGTGCTGCATCTGCAACGCGACAAGCTCGCCCATGTAGCTGCTTTTCACAAAGTTATTAGCAGCGGCGAAAACATTCTCCGACCATGCCGGAGTTTCTACTTTATTCACCCATTCGGTTTCATAGAACAGCGGGTGCCAATTGAACTCATAGCTACCCTTCTGGATGCTATCCTTATCCAACCCTTTGCTCACGCAATAAGCGGCCAGATCGTGCTTGTATTTTACATCCTGATCCGCAGCCGCGAGCAACTTGATCTTTGCCGCATTGAATAATGCAAGTTGACCTGCCGCAGCCTCGGTCGGATCGGTAGATTCAAACCATGCCTTTTCGGTCGGACCCCATACGCCCTCGATATGGTCCGAAAATTTATTAGCAAGACCATCATTGTAATAAGGTGCAGTCGCCGCGATGCCTCGCCCGGCCATCTTCTGATAGAGATTGCCATGATCCAGAATGGTTTTCATCAACCCGGAGAAACCCCCTAGCTGCCACTGGACGAACGGGCGAATGCGCTCTGAACCGAACACATCATCGAAAATGTCAAAGATTTCGCCACTGCGCTTGGAATACCACTTGGCCCGCGCAGTCGCCGTTTGCGGATCAGACGAAACAATCGTCCAGTTTTCCGTATTGTCATCGCCCGGCACAGGGTCGCCAATGCTGCGCGCAACGGAGGTCTGCCACGCTTTATATCCGTCGAATACAATATCGTTGGCTTCAAGAGCGATAAGTAGCAATCCGCCCGAAGCATTCTTGCTCCAATAGACATTCGGGACAATCGAGATCAGATCGGGGATCGCTGCGCCGCCGTGATAGCCGAGTTTAACGCCATTAAACCCGCAATAGCTATAGCCATTGAAAAACGGCTGACCAAAGTTCCATGTCTCATTGAAATATTCGGGAAGGATGCTGGAGGAAGCGTTGATATTACCCTCGTCCCGTAGCGCCGTTGCGAACGCTTCGATATAACTGTCATTCGCCTCCAGCGGGATGCTTATGAGAATATCCATGCCACCGTTCAAATGGCTAATTTCGCCCCATGCTTTAGGGGATAGGGGGCCTGTGTAATTGTTGCCCCGATTGACCATCTGACTGAATACACCGCCGTTCATCCGTAGCGGCGTATTCAGCACATCAGCGCCCATGTTGCGGAAAGCCTTGATTCCAGCCGTCTCGATGAATGTTTTAAACTCGTCCGAGAGGTAGCTAACCTTATCCGTTTCGCCCACTTTGTAGATGGAGAGATTTGCGGGACCGAAGTTGGTATCAGACGGATCGGCGGGGGTCAGTTTTAAGTTGCGAGAACTGGTGTAACCAGCGCTTAGTGAGATGCGGCCAGTCCCGCCGGACAGCGCCTGCGTATCGGTGATGCCAGTGGTCGGGCCGGTCCAGCTTGCGGTACAATCGGTCGGGTAAGTGATTTCATACTCGCCCAGAGGGAGGCCCGGTGGAACGTTAACCGTATAATAGGTCGCTCCAACAGGGAGTGCGTGATACTGGCCATTCGTATCAAGGCCCGTGTTCGCAAAAGGATGAGTGTGGAGGTAGGTTTTATCATCGCCAACCTCGGCGGATGAGAGCCGGATCGGGCAGCGATTGAACGCATTGCGCTCTCGGCTCATGGCGCTGTATTCGTTGGTCGCGCCTTCGTTCATGCCTTTGATGAGCGGGAAAACGGTCTGATAAATCGGGATCGTGATTGAAGCAGATGCGGCATCTTCGCGGTGCGCGTCATCGGTCAGCCACACCGTCACGTTGCGGTTGTGCATTTCGTCCGTGATAGGGACGTTCACGGTGAAGTTTTCAGCCGCGCCGTCAACAGGTGCCCAATCGGTGATGAGCGCACCTGTGGCGGTGTCCAGAACAAGCGCTTCAAACGAGGTGGCGCGTGAAGCTTTGCCCGTCAACTGGATCGAACGGACAAGTTCGCCAGTTTCAATATTTTCGACGGCGGCAACGCTCTCAAATAGAATTGGCCTTTGCAGAGAACCCCATGTCATGTCGTCCATGTAAACTGTGGCCCCTGAGCCACGCAATCCGATCTGCGTGCCTCCATCAAGCGTTTCATTTAGCGGATAGTTGACATCTTCTTGCGTGGATTCGCCCTTCACCAACCGATAAGGAAGAAACGGACCAGCGCCGGTCTGATGGAGAAAACGAATGTTGCCGTTCGATAAGATTTCCACACGGAGGCGATTTCCTGCAACCATTCCGCCGGTGATATTCAGATATTCATTTGATCCTGCAATTAGCGATTGGACGCCATCAACAACTTGCTGCATTTGAACGCCATCGCTGTTGACGCGTTGAACCCAAACGTAATTACGCTCATCAGTAACCTTGACGAGCACCCTCATGGTTTGATTGGCAGGCCACTCAACGAAATGTGTCTGGCTATCGGTATCTTTTACGACGATTGCATAAATATCATCAATAATCGTCTGCGCGGTGCACTGCGCTCGGCCGTCCGAGCCAACAACAAATTTATCAGTTTCACTCGTCGCGGAGGACGGCAATCCGGTCCATCCGTTATCAGTGAGTTTTGCGCCGGTCCCGTAGTCAAACGTCTCGGTGTTTACGGGAATGCCTGATGCCTGCAGGATGATGATGTTCGATTGAACGCCACCCACATATTGCGAGATAGCGCGGCCTGCGTCGGTGGCTTCGACGTAAGTGTAGGTCGCGCCGGCCTCATCAGTGATGGGCGCGTCATCACGATACCATTGGCCGGGATCGCTATTGGCGTTGCCGAACAGGCCTGTTTCCGCATCATAGGTGATGACAGGAGCGGTCGGATCAACAGGCGCAGCCTCCACCGGACCAATCGCCTCACTGGTCGCACTGGCCGATCCACCGGGGCCTGTCGCAGTCGGGCGATAGGCGATGTTCGCGTCAAGATCGTCGGCGGCCAGCGTATAGGTCGAGCTGGTTGCTCCGCTGATTGCATCGCCGCCTCGCAGCCACGCGCGAGCGGAGACGCTACCGTTGCTGATCGTGCCATCGAGGCCGGTGAGCGTGTCGCCAACCTGCCATGGGCCGGTGCTGGGCGATATTGAGGGCGGGGCCGTCCACGAAGGGGATGGGGTGGGGGTCGGGGTGCTGCCGGATGCGCCGGAAAGCGATGACAGGCTGAGACCGAGGGAGACTCTCATTTGGATATCCGGGTCTTGCGACTCATGCAGCCTTCGTGCTGAAAAGGCGCGGGAGGGAAGGGTGAAGAATGGCTACCGTCACCGACATTCAAGATTACGCTGACGCGAGCGGCAATGTGATCGTGGGAAAACCGCGCGCCTGCGTGAGCTCGTTTATCGAGTTCGCCGCGAGTAACTGCCGTGTCGAGATTTCCGATGGCGTCTCTTTTCGCAACGCGAAGATCAAGATGACGGCCGATAATGGACTTCTGCGCATAGGATCGCGATCTACTATCAAGAATACGATACGCGTGGGCCTGGATAGCTCCGTCATCATTGGTAAGCGGCTGTCCTGCACGGGTAGCGGAATCCTGTCCGCCGCCGAGGGAACATCCGTCACCATCGGTGATGACTGCATGTTCTCTGTGTCGTTCGACATTCGATCCGACCATGCCCACCCGATTTTTGACCGGAGCACGGGTAAGAGGGTCAACAAAAGCAAGTCGCTTGTGGTCGGAAATCATGTGTGGCTCGGGCCGCAGGCGCTCATCTATCCCGGTGCGCATGTCGGCGACGGCAGCGTGATTGGGGCGCGGTCGCTGGTGAGCGGGATCGTCCCGCCACATTGCATCGCTGTGGGCGTTCCCGCCCGAGTGACGCGCCGAAATATTGTTTGGGACAAGACCCACGTATGCAGCAAAGCGCCATGGCGGTTTAACGACTTGGACGACCTTGGTCACATTCCGTGGCAATCTGCCGTTGCCGATATTGAACCGCTTCCGGCCATCGAAAGACGACGCACTCTGCGAGACTGGTTTAACGGCATTTTCGCCGCCGCCGGGTGCGCGCTGATCCAGATTGCGCCGATTCCGGACATCGCGGACCGTTTCGCATCCCTCTGATAGAGGACCGTGCTTATGCACGTGCGCGGCGCTCATGTGTCCGCCACGATCGTCTTGACGGTGCCATCGCCGAACTTCACCTTCAGGTCGCCATCGGCGGTATCGATATAGATGGAGGCCTGACCGGCGCGGGTCGCAGGCGCGCCGACCCCGTCCGTGATGAACAGCACATCCGTTGCCATCGACATGCCGGCCGCTTCCCATGAAGGCCCGCCGGACAGGCGAAACCACTCTTGAATGCGCGGAGACGCCGTCCGGGTCGTGCGAGCGTGAAAGGTCGAATTGTTCAGGTTGAAAAGGTCAATGCGCCGTGCGTCGCTTGCATCAGGAAAGCCCGTCACCGTCGTAAGCGCATGAACCGCCGTGTAATAGGACACCTGCTGCAATTGCAGTTCGACCATCAGGTCCAGCAGCCCGGACAGCGTCGTGATCTCGTCGCCGGAAACGGGGCTGCGCATTTTCCCATCCGCCGCGCGCGGCCAGACGCGCCCTTCGTATCGGGACAGGTCCGCTGGAGCGTAGGGCGTGGCGATGTCGTCCCACAGATCCCCGAGCATATCCATTTCGCGGATGAGGAGGATGCCGTGGCTATCAGCGTCGCTGTCGCTGGGACGCCGCGTTATCATTAGGCTGTAAATCTGGCCGTCCGGCCCGACCGCAACGCCTTCGCTTTCCGTGCGCGTGATCGAATATCCAAGGCTGTCGATGCGCGCCATCACAAGGTCAGCGCGCGCCACCGCATATTGCAGGATGCTCCCGTCGCTGCTGCATTCGATGATCCCGGTATCGGCGGCGCGGAGGGGGCCGTCCGGCGCGGTTTCGGGGATGTAGCTTCCGCCGACGCCGATATAGACTTTGCCCCCCTTGTGCGTAATGCCCTGCATTTTGGGGACATAGGGATAGCTGGCGTCGGATGAGGTCTGCCAGCCCACTGCGTTCTTGGCGACGTAGAACCGGCCGATTTCGTTAAAGTCAGTGTCGTAGTAGGTGAAGGCCGTGCGTGACCCGCTGATCCCGAGGTCGGGAGACACTTGCTGGATCAGCCATTTTCCTTCGTTGAACGAGAAAATTGAGCCGCATCCGCCGGTGATCCTGGTCGTGCCTGCCGCGAGCGTGGCTTCACTCGCTGGCCATGTGCCGGGTGCATATTCGATGAAGTTGCTCGATACGGCAAAGAAGAGCTTCAGGTCTCCCCCGGCACTGCTTCCGGTTACCCCAATGCTTTCGCTGCCAACGCTCGGCCGATAGAAGTATCGCAGGAAGTTGAAGTCAGGATCATAGACGGCAACAACGCTTTTTGTCGCAGAACCCGTGTCGTTGCTGGCGATGTTCAGGTAAACATTGCCGTCCTCATCAAAATCGAAGCCTTGCGGGTAGAGGTAGGTGCCCCCAATCTCAGCCAGCGCATCGGCATAGCCGGGGAACTTCAGCGCTGCGACCGCAGATGGCGTCTTCCTCCATGCGGTCGGTTCGATATTATCAACAGCGCCCTGCACAGTGCCGCCGTCGACAGTTCCTACGAGGCTGGCGCCTTTGTCGGGGGCCGTGGAGGCGAGGTCATCAAGCTGGCCGCCGATCTCCTCAATGTTCTGCTTGGCCGTCTGCCCGTCAGTAATGCTGTCAGCCGCATAGGCGCCCATGTTGGCCGCAGACGCAGAGACTCCGATCGCAACAGCATTGGCCTTTGTCGTGACCTCTGTGGCGGCCGAGCCGTCCAGCGCGATCTTGGTCAGCGTCCTGACAAGCGTATCACCTAAGTAGAATCGGATGTCATAGACGCCGTCAGCGACCCAGAAGTCATAAAGGCCGTCGTCGTCGGTGACAGCCGTGTCCGCGATACCAGAGACGGTCTCGATCGGCGTCCCACCCTCATCGACATAGAGCGACTGGATCACGCCGCTATTGTCGTAGATTTGCACCCTGACGCCGGGGATCGCCTTGCTCGTGGTCGCGTTGAAGACGGTGTCAACCTGGTGGAACATCAGGGGTTCTCCCCGTGGTTCGTGGCGATCAGGTTGACGTTCCCCTGCGCCGTCTGGCCGAGAGCATCGGTCACGGTGCAGCGGTAAATCGCCTGCGCCGTCTGGCCGGGGCCAAGCGGCGGGGAGTTGAAATAGGTGCTGGCGGAACTCGGTGATGTCACCACGAACGTGGCGCCTGACACCTTGGCCCAACTATATGCGAATGGCGCCTGACCTCCGACAACGGAGCAGGCAGCGGTGGTCAGAACCGATACCGGAAAGTTCGAATACGACCGACCTGTTGCAGTTGACGGCGAGACAGACGCTGTTAGCGGGGGTGCAAAGGTCGCCACAGTGCGCAGCGCGCCGCCATGACGGACCTTGACCGTGCGAAAGCGCCGGACAACCCCAAGATGCTTGCCTCGCAACGCCTTGAGAGGCCGCAGCGCGCCGGCCCTGTGAACCGAGATCGTCACGGTCAATATTCCAGCAGGAGATCGCCGTCCGCCATTCCTGACGGGGCCGAGCCTCCTGCTGCCTGGATGAAGATGCGCCCCGAAAGGTTCGCGCTGCTGTCGTGATAGAGGTAGCCGCCGCGTGTGTCGAAGCGAGGATTCCCGGTGAAGACGCCACCGGTCTTCGCGACGAAGTTCGAGGCCACCGGAGCGCCGTCGTAAAATACGCGAATATCCGCCATCATCGTGCGGATCGCGTTGTTCACGTTAGCGGCGGGACAATCCTCGGCAATATTGATGCCGGAGATCGACGTATTCGCGCTGGGTGTGGTGCTGTAGTCGGTGACCGCCAACTCTCATTCCTCCGCGCCGAAGCGCTCCAAGCTGTTGCTGTGGATTGAGGAATGAGGGCCTGAGGTTCAGGCGCTTTCCTTGCCGCGCACGAAGGGCGGCGAATGCTGTTACATTAGCAGAATCCCGCTCTATGAAAAGGGGAAAGCGCGAGTCGGGGGCAGGGACCTAAAACTTGGCCGTAGCCGTCTCGGGGTTATATGGTTGGCAAACGCCGCTATAATCTCCAGCCTTGCCATTGATCGCAATCGCACCTGTCAGCCGGTCTATTCGAACATTCGGCGAATTGACGAAATTGACCTGCGCCTTGGCCGTGATTTCCTTGTCCGAGCGCTCTAGCTTTCCAAGCTCGAACCAACCGTCTTTGCCGCCCCGCAACGCAGGCAACATCTTCCTTGGGAGCCTGATGCGGCTTTCACTCGGGCGATCCCAATAGAGATCGACATTCACCTGATCGTCAAATCCGCTCTCTCGACTAACTAGAACATTGGCCCATCCAGCAGATCCATAAACCGAAGCGCTCGCCAACTTATTGGCGGTGCCGGCACCCACACAGATCAGATGCGTGCTGGTTGGCGGAGAGGCATCCTGCGCGAGAGCTGGCGTCAACATTCCTGCGGCTAGGAACATAGTCATCAATCGTCGCATCAACGCCCCCTTGCTCCCGATCAGCGTGGCTTTACGATCTAGCATATTCGCGTATAGTTAAAGAATGAGCTACACCGCCCTTGTGACTTTTCTCGTCTCGCTCGGCAGCGCGATCCTCGTCCCCATCCTCTTCAAGGATCGAGCCAAGCACTAATACGCAAGCAGGCTACCTGCGCCGCCGCCGATGGCTACTTGTGCGCTCGCGCGAATGCGGTCTTCAAACGCTTTCCTCGCTGCCGCATCATCGATAAGCTGACGAAGAACGGAGCCGGATTCCACCGGATCAGGGTTGAACAGGAATGGTGCCGCCGACTTGGCACGTTCGGCCGCTTTGTTCTGCGCCCGATTAGCGAACATGCCGCCCATGCGACGTGCCGCGAATCCGGTCGGCGGATTGCCCGTAACGGCGCTCATGCCGAGATCAACCACATCGTCCATGCCGGGGCCGACGAAGCGCTCATCCGCTACGGCACGGCCCTGTGTGGGGGATCCGCCGGTCACTTCGCGGGTCGTCAATGCCATGTCGCCCTCAAGTGTCCGCCTACGCAGGAAATCGTCTGCATTCGGAAACAGCGAGGTTAGCTTGGCCTGCTGGTCCGGTGTCCCGGCAACAAGATCATAAGGATTGGCCGAAAGCCTCGCCTTGTTGATGCGATCCGCCATGGACGTGGCATAGCCGCGTCGGAACGCATCCATGGACGGCTCATCCAGGCCATTTGTCATCTGCCGGAAGGTGTCCTGCGTAATGCCGGGTTTGGCGGCCTCATAGCCACGATCCAGCATCTCGCGAGGGCGGATGGCACTGGCGTAAGTCTCGCGTGCAGCCTTATAGGTCGGATTGCCCGCATCCAGCTCGGACACGAGCCGCTGGCGCATGTCATTGACGCTTTGGGCGAGCGGATTGCCTTCAAGGTCAACTCTGCCTGTGAGAGGACTGCGGAAGTCGTTCAGAGACTGATCGAAACCGCGCTTGACCAGATCGAGCGTCCGATAGGTTGGATTGGCGTCGAGCCGCGCCGTGCCGTCCGGATTGAGTCCAAGCGCCAGATCGGCCGGAGAGCGTCCGCCATTCACACCGATGTCATAGGCGTTGCGGGCCGCTTTCTGCCCTGATGGCGTGTTCAGTATCTCGTCGATCGTCGCATTGACCGGGGCGGGGGCATCGAACGCCTGTTCATATAGGGGGGCGGCTTTGGTCCAGGCTGCGGTCCTGATCGCATTGCGCGTATCAGACATGCTCACGGGCGGCGTCAGGCTGCTCACACCCTCCAGCGCTCGATCTGCCTGCGCGATTGAGCGATCTGTCAGTTGTCGTCCGATGTCCGAATGGACCTCTGGATTGAGGCGGGACGCGCTGCCGAGCTGCTGACGCATGGCAGGATCAGCGTCCGCGATGGAGAAGGGCAGATTGAGCCGCGCCGCCTCGTCGAGCCGGGACGTGATGTCATCGACGCGCGGGGAGAGTTCCGAGGCGATAAGACGCTCTGCCCTGTCAATCCTGCGGGGGGGCTGAGTAGGGCCGCGCCCGAACATGCCGCGCACGCTATTCGCCGCTGCCTGCACAGGCCTGCTCTCGATCGCACGGGTGGCCAGCGGGGCCGCGATAAACCGGCCGGCGAGGTCGCCAGCAAGCGAACTGCCCGCACCGATGCCAGCGCCAAGAAGGCGGTTATCCTCGTTGGTGTTGGCCCCGAAAAGCGTGCCGTAACCAAGATTCGCAGCGGTGGCCGCGCGTGGGAGGGACATGCCAGCTTTCGCGAGCGCGCCCGATCCACCTACTACAGTCGTCAACCCTCCAGCCACGTCGCCGACCAATGCCGACGCCGGATTCCTGTCGCGCATCGCTTCAAACGGCGCATCGCCAGTCGCAAGCTGAGGGAGGCCAGCGAGCGCGGCATTGGCATATGATCCTACAGCCGTTCCGACAGGCGTTTGCGCGAAATCGCCCATCGCGGCCATGAAGTCATCGACTACACCGCTCTGAGCAGGAACGAACTCGTTTACAGGCTGGCCGGCGTCGCGTCGCTCGACATTGGCGCGTTGCTCGTCGCCCAGACCAACGCCTTGCGGGTTTTGCTCCGATCGCGTCATCGCGCGGTGCATCGCGTCGAGGTCTTCAAACGTCGCGCCGCCCTTGAACGCCGCATTGATGGCGCCGGCTACTCGGCGATCATCCGAGGTCGCAAAAGTATCGCCCTTCCCGGCAATCTTGCCCGCGTTTTTGCCACGCAGCTCTCCAATAGCCTTCTGATAGCGCTGATAGTAGGGCTGCGCTTCCATCGGCCCGACCACCTGCTCGGGATCATAGCCGTTCTGCTTGGCAAGTTCCTGAAACCGCGCGCGCTGGACGCCGTAAGCCTTGGCCATCTCCGCGACCTTGCGATTCATCTCAAGGCGCATGCCACGCGCGGCGCTCTCGGGCAGCCCTCGGGCGTCAGAGAGGCCCAAATCCTTCTTGATCTGCTCGGCCTTCGCGTCCCAATAACTTGCAGTGTTAGCCGCAGCCGCACCCTCTTGTTCGCGAACAACCGAGCCGGGGTCCATCGTCTTTGCGAACGCATAGATCAGGGCAAGGTCGCCTTGTGGGGTTTTCGCGCTGGTGAGGCCGGCCATCAACTGTGGCAGGATCGCGCGGTATTCCTTCACCACCTGCTGCGCGTCATACTCTTTGCGGAGCGTGGTTACGTTGTCGAAGTCACGGTTGCGTAGGGTACTGGCGTCGAGTGTCGCATCTCGGCTGGCGGATGCCTCCTGTCGGCTGTTGGACGCATCCGCTCGGGCCTGCTCGCGCTCGGCGTAGGGGTTGGTCGGGCGCCGAATGAGTCCGCCCGCTGATCGCCCGTTTAACTCCCCCAAGAGCGCGGGATCGGAGACCTCAGGCATCAGCGGCCCTCCGGATTGTCATACCATTTGCCGTTGATCTGCCAGTATTGCTTGCCGCCAACGGTCTTGCTGTTGGCCGCTCCCGACAACGGTGAGCCGGACGGGCGGTTCATTCTTCCTTGGCCTTGGCGCATGATGACCGCTTGTTCCTCAGGGGTGAATGTGCTCCACCAGTCCGGCATTCCACCGCTAGATGCTGGATCACCTCCTCCCGTTAAAGCCCTCTCCACCACGGATTGCCGTCCCGAGAGGCTTTCGCCGCCGCTGACGATATTCGTCCACGGATCGAGCGTGTTTTGAACCTTGGTCTTGTATGCGTCTGTCCACTGGGGCGTGCCAGGCTGGATTCCTGATGCCATCAGCGCCCGGTCAAACTCGGTCGGTGCCAGTGGAGCCGGATTTGCCGCCTTGTACTGCTGCTGGGCCACCCAATCCTGATAGTCGGCCATGCGCTTCTGCTGGGCCTGCTGGGCCATGAACTGCTGCTGGCGCTGCTGGGCAACGGCAGGGGCGAAGTTGCCGCGCACACCCCCCAACTGCGCAAGTGCGTCACCTAGATAGCCCAGCAGGTTGCGGCCAGTCGAACCGGCAGCGAACATGCCCGCGCGCACCTTGGGCACGCCGGGGAAGTCGCCCATATTCAACGGGGGGCGATCTCCAGCCACAATGGAATTGCCAGCATCAGACACGCCGAAAGGATTGGGTTTATCGAACAACGCCATTATTTGAAGCCCCCAGATGCCCAACCACCAAGGACGCTGCCGCCGAGGCCGAGCAGGCTTCCCAGCACATTCCCGCTCTGCTTCTGCGTCGTCGTCTGGCTATTGCCCCAGAGGCCCCCGAGACCCGCCGCAAGGTTGTTCGCGCCGAGCCAAGGAATTTGCGCAGCCGACGAGCCAAGGCCGGTCAGGATCTGCAAGTCCGTCGCATCCGCGTTGCGCATCGCGAGCGCCTGTGCAATGGCGGCACCGATGCGGTCCTGCTCGTCGTTGTAGGACTGATAGCGCAGGCCGCTTTCATTGGCTGAAAGCTGCTTGCCCAGTTCTCCGATCTGGCGGGATGATCCGGTCTGTCCGGCTTTCGAGAACAGCGCATTGACGCGGTCGGCAACACTCTCGTTCGTCGTGTCGATGACGTTCTGAAGCTGGGGATTGCCGTTCAGGAATTCGCCACCTAGCACACGACCGATATAGTCGTTCGCCGCATCGGTGTTCGGGTTGTTCTGCCGACTTTGATTGAACTGGCGGAAGGCATCGGCGAGGCTGGAGCCGATCTGCGCGTTCGTTCCGGCTGTGCTGTTATAGGTGTTCTGCAACGCAGACGACGCGGTGTTGAGATACGGCAACGCCTGTGCAGACGGCCCGCTCGTCGTAGTGGTGCGGGAGCCTGACAATCCCATTAGGCTGCCCTTCCATGGTTGGGGTGGTAGCCATGCGCGCGCTCAGCCGCCTTTCGCGCCGAAATAGCATCGGCTTTAAGCTTGAAACGGCCAATCCTACGTTGCTTCCCGGCGATATTGATCTTCACCGCCCATGCTTTGTGAGAGTCTTCCCACATCACACCAGGCGTTCCGCTCTTATTGGAAGAATAGAGCTTTGCATTTCTCGCATTGTCCTGGCATGTCGCGGCCCGTAGATTTTCGATGCGATTGTCGCTCGCATTTCCGTTGATGTGGTCAATGAACTCCGGGGCATCTTCACCGTGGAAGATGGACCATGCTATGCGATGTGCACAGCAGTTGACGGAAAGGACCGCACCCTTCCGATAACCCTTGCGGTCAATATGCGTGAACGCTTCCTTGTCAGCGAATTTAGTGTTCCAATTGCGCTTTGCCCAGCCAGCAGAGCGTGTCCCGTCCATATAGGGCGTCGGTTTGAACCACTTCTCGTTCCGCTGACGCCAGAATAGCTTGCCTGTCTCCGGCTCATAGCGCAGCAACTCACGAAGTATCTCCGGAGACGGAAGTGCCCGACGTCCCATTACAGAGCCTTCCGGATGACAGTCTGATGAAGCTCATAACCAGATGCGCGCATAACCTTTTCCCAGCCCTTGCGCGAGGAAATGGCGCCAAATTCGCAGCCAATCTCGCGTCCAAATTGTTCGGCTAAAGGGATGAGGGCTGAGACGATCGTCTCGCGCTTCCCGACCGCGCATTCACCGTGGATTTCCTTCAACCCACTCGGATAGCTGCGGACACTGACGAGAATAGCACTGTCATCCTGCGCGAGCAAGATTATGTTCCCGGCCGCGATCTGCTCATCCAGCCACGACAATGGATAGAAGCGCTCATCAAGCATCTCGGCAAATCTAGGCCGGAAGCGTTCATACTCGGCCCAATCGCTCACCAGAGATCATTCCACGCGCTGCCGTCCCAGACGCGCGCCTTGCTGGTTCCGGTATCAAAATAACTCTGGCCCGGAACAGGATCGTCCGGTGCCGTGGACAGCGCGGGGAACGCCTGTCGTGACAGGAGGATGTTAATGGCAGTCGCCGCCTTGCGGACCCATTCCGGCAGGTTGGTAGCGGTCGGCGGGACGAGCAACGCCATTATCTTTCGCCCTCTGTCTCATATTGCAGTTCGATCCCGGCGCAGTAGGTCCACGGCACGGACGGAATATCGTGGACCGTTCCGATATAGAGGCCGTTTGCCCTTATGGATGCGCTGCCATTGGAGCGGATCGACCCGGAGGCGACAATGCTCTGTGGGTCACCGGCACGCGCGCGCCTGTCTATCGAGATCGTGCCCTGCGCCGCGTCGCAAATCGGACGCACGCCGCGCACACGGACGCGCCTGCCATTTGCCAGCATTTGAGGCTGGAGCGTGAACCGCGCCGGCAGATTGTCGCCGGTCAACGTGCCGACCGTCCCATCATTGCCGATGACGAGGAACAGCGGATTGCCGCCAGCCAGAATAGGACTGTCGAGCGAGAAGGGGAGATTATCGAGGCCGCCGGGATAGGCCGCATCGACGGCGTCGAGCGAAATGTTCGCGGTGAAGCCAGAGAACACGCCGGAATTTGCCACATCGAGCGTCGTCCAACGCGAGAGCGACCAGTTGTAGCACCAGAGGCGGCCGGGATTGCCGGGCATGGCCCAGACGACGGTCGTCGAGCGGGGATCAACCGCCGCCTGCACTTTCTCGATGTCAGAGCGGCTGTAGGACTGGAAGAACTCGCGGTCTATCTTGTCCTGACCAATGGGCACTACCGTATTTCGGTCGCACGCCTTGAAGCCCTGTTCCGAGAGGAAAAAGATCATGAGACCGGCGACAGCGACCGATCCTTTCGCCATGCAGCCCACATCACGGCTGATTTCATCGAACTGCCAGACCGTGACATCGCCCGTATAGGTCGCGCGCTTGATCGACCGCTTTTGCAGGATGATCCCGGTCTCACCGCCGGCAAGGCCCATGATGTCCCCACCAGACGGGAACGGGACAGCCAGGCACTGGTTCGTGCCGACAGTCCAACCTTCCGCATCGTTGTAGCCCGAGATCGTCAGGAGATTTCTGTCCGATGGATCACCAGCGAGGAACACTTGCTGCCGGACTGTCGCAACCAGATCGCTGACGGGAGGAGAGCCGTCCAGTGGCGCGGCAGTCCCTCCTGCGAGATCGAACTTGACCGGGGCATCACCGTTCACACCGATAACGAGGTCGCCGAACTGGTCGAACCGCCACGACGTTGCCGTGAGCGTGTCGAGAACGCTGGTCCATGCACCGCCAGAATAGCGATAGAGGTCCGTGTCGTTGCCGCCGAGCATCGCCGCCGTCCCATCCGACCCGACGAAGGCGCAGCCGCCCAGAATCCCGCTCAGTGACGGCGTGAGGTCTTGACAGGACTGTGCAGGACGATACCCCTCCGCGAGCGGCCAGACGTTGACCGCGCCGATCAGGCCGGCCTTCCTGTCGGGCGTCAAATCTCCATAGAGCAGAACCGTCAGCACCGGACCCCGCCACAGGGCTGGCGCATGCCGGTCGGGACCAGAGGGCCGCCGCCGAAGCGATCATTGCGGCTTTCCTGCTGGAGCTGCGCAAGGGCGGTGTTGAACCGCTGGTCTGCAAACCCAATCGCCTCGGGGTCACGGATGAAGGCGGCCGCCTCCCGAAGAACGCCCCAGACATAGACGTCCGGATGCTCCTCCAGAAGCCAGTTGATGGGGGTATCGGGAGTGAGGGGGGTGATCTTCGCGTAGTAAGTGACGCGGAATGTCGTCTCGTTTGCGGGAGGCGGCGCCAATGTGAGAACGCGGCCCTCGATCCAGTAGGAGCGCGGCGTGCCCGCTGACCCGTCATAGATCATGGGCGCCGCGACCGGGGAAATCTCTGTCAGTGGACGATCAGGCTCGCCCTCTATGTGCATCTTGCGCAAGCGGCGGAAGTCGGACGGCAGGGCGAAGGTCTCATCGTCGATGACCCAGAGCGTCTTGGTCTCCATGTTGACCGCCCGCAGGACGCGATTGGCCTCTGCCTCGACGATGACGATGAAGTTGGCTATATCCGCATCAAGGTCGTCACGGTCCATATAGCGCGCGACAAGGTCTTGCAGATTGGAGTAATCACCAATCGTGCCGGGCGTGACGACAGAGAGCGCAATGGCCATCAGGGGTATCCGATAAAGCCGCTCGCGGTCGTGCCAGTGCTCATGACCTTGGAGACAAGGCACTTGAGCGAATAGCCCGCCGTCACAGTCACGGTCTTGCTCTCGCCGCGTCCGTCGATGAACGTCACGTCTCCCGCCTCAGTCACGTCAAGCCAGCGCAGGGGCGGGTCATAGGTCGTGCTGTCGCTCTTGGTGACAGGGATCGCGGTGTAGGAAACGCCGCTTGAATAGGGGCTGTTGAACGCCTGCATTGGTCAGCCTTTCGGAAAGGAAGGCCGGGAGCGTGACCCCCGGCCTCGTTCGTTACGACTTCGCCCTGGCCGCTGCTCGGGGCGACTTCGGCGCGGGATCGACTTCGGTCCAGTCGTCGGCCTTCGGAGCGTCCGTCTCGAAGACTTCGCCCGGCTTGTAGTATCGGCCCGCCACCTGTGCGGGAGCCGAAGAGACGTAGCGGACCTTGTTCTTCTCCATCGTTGCCTCCGTCAGCGGTTGTTGGTCTGGACAGCCGCCACGATGCCGGCGGTGATCTTGCCGGCCGTGAAGGCGCCAGAGCCAGCTACCGTGTAGTAGAGGCGAGCGAATTGCAGGTTCACCCCATCGGGCACGACGCGGAACGGAATGCGCGTGCCGACCTTCTTGAGGTCAGCATTCGAGATCGTCCCGAGCGTGATCGACTTGTCCGGCGTGAACGTGTCCGTGCTGTCGAGCTGGAGCGCGACAGTCAGGGTCTCGTCATCCGCCGCACTGTCGAATGCCTCAACGACCTGGACCAGAAGCGGGATATCCGTCCCCGGCCCGATATCGCGAACGACGCCACTGGCGATCGGCCCGAGATCGATGGCGTTGGTGGACGCCGCCGATGCGGTGATAGCCTGCGCGTTGGAGAAGAGGTTGGTGCGATCAAAGATCATGTCATGTCTCCTTAGGTGGCCGGCACAAGCGCTTCGGCGTTGATCAAGCCATCGGTCTCCCGGATGGGGAGGCCACGCCACGTCTTGATCTCCCGACCCTCGATCTCCGTCGTTTTCAGACGGATGAAGTTGTCGGACGAGCCGGCATTGGTCGCCAGTCGGTCAAGAACCTCCAGAATCGTGGTGTTCATGTAGATCACCGTGCGACCCTGCGAGATCATGCCGCCGTTCTGGATTTTGCGGTTCTTGCGACCCTGGAGCTTGTAGTAAGCGGAGGTCATCAGGCCGTAGAGATCGACGGAACCGGCAACCGCATCCGACACGTCGATGTTGCAGATGCGGGAATTGAAGCGCCAATCGCCCGTCGAGACGCCGATATGCTGGCGGAACTCTTCGACCTTTGCGAAGTAGTAGTTGCCATCATCATCAGCCACCTGCTGCGAGCCGCGATCAATGCGATCGACGCCGGCCGCCGTGCCCTCCGGATAGAGCAGCGAGGTCTGGCGCTCGCCCCATGTGACGAACCAGATCGAGGTATTGTCGGAGCCAGCCCCGCCGCCATGGACGACATTCGGATTGGTGCGAACGTTGTAGCGCGCGCCAAGCCCTTTGAACCGCTCCGGCGTGGTGGCCGTGTCGGAATAGAAGAAGTTGGTCTGCACGTCCTGCGCGATGGATTCGAGGAACGGCTGAGCCTCGGACATGCGGACGGCGCCGGGGTTCTTCGACAGGCGAAGCAGGCGTTCATCCACCTGGCTGCGGCCCTCGACAAAGCCCGTGGTGTCCGTCACCTGCGCCGTGGTGGATTTGCTGTTGGGAATACCCTGATACAGCTTGCCCCACGTCACAGCCGGCAGGCCGGTGCGAATGGTGTTCAGGTGCTCCTTGCCCTGGTTGCACTCGACATAGACGGCGTCTTCGCCGAGCGGGTTGAGGATGTTGAGCGCTTCGATCACCGGCGTCAGATTGCCGAACTTGTTCTCGCGCTTGTAGAGATCGATCAGACTGAGATAGTCGTTTCCGATGGTTGCCAAGGTGGCCTCCTATCAATCGTTTGGATACAGAAGCTTCACCGGATCGTTCGTGGCCTGCTGGCCGCCGCCCGTGCCGGGACGCGCGATTTTCGGGGGGAGCTTCTTGGCTCTGGCGACGGCCGACATTTTCCGGCTCATCCACTTGTCGAACTTGTCGGCTTTCGCCTTCCATTCGGCTGCGGTCTTGAGCGCGAGAATGTCGCTGGCCGTGGCTTCCGCCATCAGCTCGACTGGATATCCGAGCGTTGAACCGATGGATTGCAGTTCAGCCTGCAATTTCGGTCCCTTGTCTGCATCGAACCAGTCCGGAAGCGCCTCCTGAAGGCGGGCCGCATCGGCCTGTCTCTCGGTAAGCGCCTGCTGCTCCTGTATCCGCTGGGCTTCCGCCGCTCTCTGCTGGGCCTCCTGCTGCAACTGCTGCTGCTGGGCTGAGGCCTGCTTGTAAGCGACATCCTGCTGCTGATAGGTCAGCGCATCTTGGGGATTGCCCGTATAGAGCAATCGGGGATCGGGAGCCTGAGGCAGGAACATGGACGCATAGCGCTCAAGTTCTGCCGCCGAGTTCTGGTAGATCTTCGCAAGTTCGGCATGTGCCGCCTGCTTGACCCGCTGCTCGGCTTGTGCAGCTTCCCGCGCCTTGGAAAGAAGGTGTTTGTCGCGCTCAGCTTCGCGTCGAGCAATGATTTCCTGCTGCTTGCGAGGGAGAGCGTCCCAATCTGCCTTATCTTCGGCGTTCCACGATGTTGGCGGGGCGATGGGATCAATGTCTTCGCCGCCGTCATCGATTTGCTCAAGATCTTCATCAGAAGGCTCGGCTTCATCCTGATTATCATAGAACGATTCCGGGTCCAAGACCTCATTCTCGTTCTCTTTCTGGGTCTCAGGCGCCTGCGGCTCTTCCTGAACCTGTTCTTCCTGCGCGCCCGTATCGGCGAACTGCGTGGCCATCTCTATGCTCATCGTTGCGGTGCCACATTTTGACCGCTGCCCGTCGCATTGGTTTTGACCGTGCGATTATTGCTACTTGGGCCGACCCCGTTCGCTCACGCCGTGCTCGCGACTAGCTGATTTCTTCAGGCAGGGGCGCGTCTCCTCGTCGTCCGCTTGATCCTGATTGTCTGCCAGCGCTGCGCCTGCTGCTCGGGCGTCTCTCGCTCGGGCTGATCGAAGGCGTTGAGACGCTGCGCCTCCATGAGGCGGTCATAGGCCTGTTGGGCTGCATCCTGTCTCATCGCACACCCCCCATCAGCGCCCACTTGCGCTTCTCGGCCGGCATGTCCGCGATCACATCAGCCCGGCGCTTCTTCTCCTGCGCCAGTTCACCGCTACGCACGATCGCGGTGATCTGCCCCTGAACCTCGCGCGCGATCTTCGTCGCCATGGCAAGCTTGCTGATCTTGCCCGCCTCCCATGGCTCGGCGGCGCTGATGTCCACGATCTTGCCGAGATAGTCGGCAATGACGAGTTCGAAGGCTGGGCCAAGCAGCTTCATGGCGCGTTCGGCTTCGAGGCCGCGTGCGATGGATTCTTCGTCAGTCATTGGCGTTCCAATCGTGAAATCCAATAGGGTTCGGGGCACGCATCACAGGCGACCCATCGGCCCAGACAAGGCCGGTATCGACCGCCTCATGTTCGCTTACGGTCAAGCACGGCGCGTTCGATGGATCAGGGGAGAAGGTCTCATCCTCGATCCAGCCAGAAGCGCGGGGCGGGCGGACATATCTAGGCATCGAGCCGTCCCCCCGGTCGCTTCTTCGACACAGCCCGCTCATCCAGATCGGCCTTGTGCGCCGCCTGCTCACGCTGGAGCACCATTTGCTCGCGGGCCATCTGCATCTCGAAATCCTGCTGGCGAAGGGCAAGGTCAGCCTCTGCCGCTGCCTTCTCGCGCTCCAGTTGGAGTTTGGCCGCCGCTTCCTCACGCATAAGCTGAAGCTTGAGTGCCGCTTCCTCGCGCTGGAGATCGAGCTTGACCGCTGCCTCCTGCTTGTCCGCCTCAAGCTTCTCAGCCTGGAGCATGGCCTTGGCCTGCGCCTCCGCCATCTTCGGGTCTTGCTGCTCAGGGGCCGGGTTCTGTTCGGGGTCGGTCACAAGCTCGTGGACCGATCCAAGGCCCATGTCCATCATGAGACCTCGCAGCATCGCATAGACGTTCTGATCGCTCACCGTGCGCGAGCCGCCCTGCGCCGCCCCCTGCATGATCTGGAGCGCCGCGATACGCGCCTGCACCCGCTGATCCTTGCGGTTTGTGCCCAGACCAGCGCGGACGATCACACGCACATCGTCAGGCCAGCGAGAGGGGTCAACGATCTTGAGCACGCCATCAACCATCGTCGTGAACGACTGGCCGTAATCGCGCATGAGCCGGTATTTCTTGCGGAACAGCCGGCCAAGGAACTCCGCGAAATGGCGAGCGATATACTCCTCCATTTGCTGGCCGGCCGCCTGCATCATGGCCGTCCCGGTCGCCGTCTTATTGAGGGCATCAGCATCCAGCCCCTGGTTCATGCGCGTGATGCCCGTCCGGCTCTCGCGCTCCCCCGACATGAACTCCAGCGCCTGGAACGAGCTGTCCGCAACGAAAGGTGTGGTAAGGGGCGAAGGCGGCTGCGCACCCATATATCGCACCAGTGCGCCGGGCTGGACCGTCAGCAGGTCATCGACCGTGCTATCACCCATGCTGCTCTCCGGGACAAGCATGCGCGGGACATTGGACAGGTACAGGTTGTCGAGCGACTGGCGCAGCAGGACTGAGCGCACAAGCTGAATGTCCATGCACTTGTCGGCGAGGCTCTGACCGACCCGCCTGTGCTGCATCGGGAACGGGCACCATTCCTCGATCAGACTGTATTCGACCTGTTCGACGCTGAATATCTGGCGGCCCGAACGCTGGACGCGCAGGAACTCTGCGATGCCGTCGCCGTCGAGGTCATAGTAGCAATATTCCTCCAGCAGCCACGCGAACCGATTGGGGCCATCACGGAAGCTCTCGCCTTTGTTCGCATCGCGCACATCGGCAAGGCCTGACCCGCCGTTCTGGCTGTCGAAGCCAAGAAGCGTTTCGTCGACGACTTCACCGAACATCTCACGGAGCTGCGACACGGTCTTGCGGACCTTGTGCGCGTGATAACCGTCCTCCAGAAAGCGACTGTCCTTCGCGACCAGCAATTCCTCGTTCGGAATCGGGGTATCGGGAAACTCTACCGCATTCTCGACATAGGAGACGCGCCAGATCGCAGGCTGGATCGTCTCGCCCGTTTCGTCGATCGTCGCCGGCTGCAATTCCTCCGCTGCGTCGATCTGGACTGTATCCTGCATCTGGGCAAGCTGGAACTCATCAACCTCGACCGTCTGTCGCGTGGGCTTCGTTTCGACGAACGTCTTTGCCGCGCCCGTCTTTTCCAGCAGGCCGGACTTCAGCGTGTCGTGGAGAACGCGATAGCCGTCCTGCGCATTGAGGAAATACTGGCCGACTGCCTCGTTCGCCTCCTCAACGGCCTCTCGATCGTCATCGGCCATGGCCTGAAACTCGACGACACGATCGCCGCTGACCATCGTGCGCAGGACGCTGGCGAGCATGTAGTCGATGACCTCGGCCACGTCGCGGGTCACAACCTGGCTGCGACCCTGCTCCTCATTTCCGAACGGCTCGCCATTGTAGAACTGAAGCGCGACCTCCCGCTGACTGTTCACCTCATCGTTCTTCGCGTCGTTCGCCGGTCGCTGTTTGCTGCCGTGGTGCGGGCGGCACAAGACGGCCTTCTCCCCGATGGCCGGGAAGGCGCGCTCGTCATCTTCAACGGCAAGAGCGGCAAGCAGGTGCAGTGGATGCCGATGATCGCGGGCGTCCTTAAAAAGATCAGGCAGTCGGGCGAGATTTCGAGCGTCGACGTGCATGTCGTCCATGAGCACGACAAGTTCACGTATCGGCCCGGCATCGACTCGGTTCCTATCTTTGCGCCTGAATGGTTCTCGGATCGTGGCAAGCCAATCGGCGCCTACGCCATCGCCACGCTCAAGAGCGGTGAGGTCGTCCCGCCCGAGATCATGAACGTGGCCCAGATCGAGCAGGTGCGGAAGGTATCGCGCGCATCCGGCAATGGCCCATGGGTTTCGTGGTGGTCGGAAATGGCTCGCAAGACGGTCATGCGCCGCTTCGCCAAGCGCTTGCCGAGTTCCACGGATATTGAAGCCGAGTTCGATCGTGACGAGACGATGGTGGTCAATTCCGCCGCTCTCGCCATGGCTGCCGAGCCTCATGATGACGAAATGTTGCCGGCGGCGTCAAAGCTTGACCTGATCGAACAGCAGATCGCGGACCAGGCCGCCGATCCAGAAACCGGCGAGATCATTGAGAAGGAGCAGGAAGGCAAGCCTGCTGACCAGACCGGCGAGGCTGTCACGCTCGCCAGCGCCAAAGCTGAGATCGACGCGGCGGAGATCGTCGCGGATGTGAATAACCGCGTGTCTGCGCTGCTCCCGCTGCTTGGCGAGGAGGAAGCTGATGCTCTGCGCGAATACGCGATGGAGCGGATCGAGGGGTTGAAGGCGGCGTGATGGTCACGTGCAATCATCCGAAATCAGCGAAGGCGAAGCGCTGCCGGTCCTGCAATTGCAAGGCGCAGTGGGCCGACCCCCATTTCCGCGCGCGCAAGGCTCGGTCGAATGCGGCGACGTTGGCAAAACTGCGGCAAGACCCTGCTTTCGTCGAGCGTGAGAAGGCGCGGCAGGCGGAAGGGCTTCGCAAGATGATCGCGAGCCGACGCCAGCAGGAGCCAGATGTTATCGCGCGCCGTGTCGCCACGTTTCGCTCACGCAAGCTGGGCTGGTGCCCACCACATCTGCGCGATGAATACATCCACATCATGAAGAACAAGCACCTCTCGGCTGAACGGGCGCGCGAAATCATCCTCGCGCAATGGGATGCTGAGCTTTCCCGCCGCCAACGTGCCGCATGATTACTCCCACGAAAGGACCATCCATGTCTGACCCCAACGTTTCCGCTGACCAGCTCAGGCTTTTGATTGAGCGCATTGAGCGCCTCGAATCGGAGGAGCAGGGCCTCAAGGACGACAAGAAGGACGTCTATCTGGAGGCAAAGGCAACCGGCTTTGACGCCCCCACGATCCGTAAAATCGTGAAGCTCCGCAAGATGGAGAAGCACGATCGGCAGGAAGCCGAGGCGCTGTTGGCTACGTATTGCGCGGCGCTCGGAATCGACTGAATTTCCACAAGGGAGCGGGGAGCGCCGAACAAGCCTCCCCGTAGAGATCATGGTTTACCTGCACATTTGGGCTGATGGCGACAAAACGGATGTGATCCGAGATTTCGAGGCGCCGGCCGACGCCCTTGATGGCGCGGATGTGCTGGTCGCGGCTTATGAATATGAGAATTACAGCGGCGATGCATATGTGCTGTTCCGACGGGGTGGTAAGCTATTAGAGGTCAGTGGTTCGCACTGCTCATGCTACGGCCTTGAGGGCCAATGGGAGCCGGAGGAGACGGCAGCCGAGACGTTGCTCGCGAGGATAGAGCGCGGCGGCGATTGGTATATACACGGCGTCAAGGATGCCGTTCTCGCCGCGATCAGCCATGATGGGCAGGCCACAGCATGACCGACCTAACCCTCCAGGCACTGGCAGAGGCGATCAAAGATGTGATCTGGCCGTCCACCGAGTGGGATAGCGAGACAGCGTGCGAAGCTGTGGCGTTGGCGTCATCCCGCGCCGTCCTCACCGCCATAGAGCAGGCGGGATACGTGGTGGTGCCGAAGGAGGCGACGGAGGAGATGCTAATCGATGGCGCCGCTGCGCATCGAGATTTCCTCTCGCAGAAAGGGCCGTATCCCAGGTCGAGAGCCGTTTATCGCGCCATGATCCAGTCCGCCCCCAAGATCGGAGATGCGTGATGGCTGACCCTGCCGACAATGAGGGTTTCTATGACGATTGCGGGCGGTGGTGGCCTGCCGATGCGGAATGGTGTGATCGCTGCCAAGGCATGGGCATAGCGGAGTGCTATTGCGGCGGAGATCAATGCTACTGCGAGAATTACGGCGAGATGGAATGCCCGCGCTGCGGTGGCGAAGGGTATTTCGTGCCTACACCTGCATTCAAGGAGGCTCGTGCAGAGCACGCCCGCTGGTGGACTGAGCTTCATCAGGCGCTTGAGGCGATCCCGCCTGCCCCCCAGAGCAAGGGAGACGACAGGTGACAGCGGCAGTCTTCAGTGTGGCGAGCCTTGCCGAGCATTGGGGATGCGGTTCAGATACCGTCTACTCATTGATTCGGTCGGGAGAACTTCGCGCCTTCAAGCTTGGGGGCAAGCTTCTCCGCATCAGGGCAGACGAAGTGGAGCGATACGAATGCCAGAATATAGCCTGCAACGATACCGGGATAAGCTCGCCATTGTCTGGCATGAAGGCGGACGACGCCACCGACATTCGCTTGGAACGACTGATCGAGCGTCCGCAGAGGCCGCAGCTCGTTCATTCTGGCAACGCCGGTCTATAGGCGGGGAGGTCCACACAGTGGGAGAGGCCGTTTCCGCCTATCTGATCGCCAAAGCCGACATCGCATCAATCAAGCGGGCATCCGTTGCATGGAAGGCGGCCAAGCCGTTCTGGGATCGCATGCCAGTCTCACGCGTGGATGAGCAGGCCGCTATCGACTATCGGGTAAAGCGCGCCCATTGCAAGGCAATCACGGTCCGCAACGAACTGGCGGTCATTCGCGCCGCGCTCAACTGGGCCGAGAAGACCAAGCTTATTGGCAAGGCGCCGTTTGTGAAGATGCCGCCGATCCCGGCGAGCAATGTCGGGCACATAAGCAAGACCGAATTTCGTCGGTTGCTGGACAATGCCCTCGCCCCGCACATCAAGATTTTCCTGCAACTGGCAGTCGGAACGGGCGCCCGCACCAATGCGCTTCTGGACCTAACCTGGGACCGCGTGGACTTCGAACGAAATGTCGTCATCCTGAACCCCATAGAGCGCGTTCAGACGAGCAAATATCGCGCAACGGTTCCCATGAACGACCAGCTTCGCGACGCACTTCTAGCGGCCAAGGAAGGCGCGCTATCTGACTATGTGATCGAGCATGGCAGGGAAAGGGTTGCGTCGATCAAAAACGGCTTCAAGGCCGCTGCGCGCAGGGCGGGTTTGAAAGTCACCCCGCACATGATGAGGCACAGCGCAGCGGTCTGGATGGCCGAGGCAAACGTCCCATTTTCGCAGATCGCGCAGTTTCTCGGACACACTGATAGTCGGATAACCGAGCGAACATATGCTCGATTCCATCCCTCATTTCTGACCAACGCAGCAAAGGCATTGACATGGTGA